GTCGTAGGATCAATCTGATCTATTTCATACTGGCCCGGACCGAGGGGGTTGACCGGATTGTCTAAGTTCGCCATTATTATACGCTCTGAATAAATTCCCAGTTCAGGTAGTCGCAGATCTTCTTCCAGATCTGGTCGTGGGCGATCAGGCGGTCCCGGGACTTCAATAATGGAAAGAAGACCTTGTACTCATCCAAGTCCAGTAGCTCAAAGAACTTATACAAGATGTACGAGTACGAGAGGAAGTTCGTACGGTCGTTGGGACAGTACAGCAAGAACGGTGCCTGAATCTCCTGGAACATGGCCCGGACCTTTTCCTCTATTTCAGGGGTGATGGTCGGAGGCGGATTTCCATTGAGCCGGCTCAGAATGTGAGCACGATGCTCGTAGTATTTGGACCGTCCCAGCTTCTTCAGGATCTGACGCGTATCCTCCTCGGAGAGATCTGCAATATTGTCAATCCGACGCTTACGGATCTCCAGAATGACCTCATTCATGACCTCCTCCGGAATGATCGTGGATTCCTTGGCCTGGAACTGGTTCAGAATCTCATTCAGGTGATTGATCTTCTTGTAGGCGTAGTTGTTCCGCTCCTTCGGGGGATCGCGGAAGGAAGGAAAGTCCGACACCACCAACGCATACTCCTCGGATCCGCAGCTTGGACACACTAAGATTCCCTCCGAGCTAATCTCCTCGCGGGCTACATTACACGCAGTACAGTGCTCGGTCAACAACTGGGTCGCCTCCGGACCGTTGCTCAACTTCATGCGAGACACGTACTCGTCAAAGATCTGCTTCTTGGATAATCCGGTATCCGCAGCGGGCGGATTCGCGACAAAGAATTTTAGGAAGGTATTTGCATCTTTGGGGAGAGGGGCGGGCTGAGAGGCTTGGGTGCTCTCCTTCCCGTAATAGTCAAGTAAGATGTCCATGTTTTTCATGTAATACTCCTCCACGGGATTGACCCGTGCAAGTTCCTGTTCAATCTCGCGAATCTGTGAATCCACATACGAACACTTCACAATTTCCGTCAGTTCAGTCGAGGTGCTCAACACTTCACGCTGACTTCGAAATGCAGCCAGTTTTATCTTCAGTTCCTCCTGCTTAGCACCCGAATCCCGCAAACCCTGTACCTGTTCCTGATGGACTGAGTCCAGAGTCCCCATTGATGATCCGCTCGCTCCCGGATCCCGAGTCTTGCGAATTCTGAAGACGTCCATTTGTAAACTCTTCTGTTTGCTTCCTGAAGACTGAATTTGTAAACATGCAAGGACGTTGCCGTTTCAGAGAAAGTAACGACTTTTCATACGACATGCCAAACTTCTGAACAATGTAGGTCAGAGACAGGAACGCCGACCGATTAATCCCGCACTGACAGTGAATGAAAATAGTGCCGTTTCCTTCCCGCAGAAATCGAGACAAGGCCTCCTCAAACGCCGGATACCAGTCGAGAATACTGACATCAACCGAATCCATCGCATTCAGACAGACGTATCGAGTCGGATACGCTTTCCGGAACCACTCGGGAGAATCCTCGGGAAACGCGCAGTTAATCACATGAGTAATGCTATTGCGACGAAAAAAAGAAGGGGTAAGCATCTCACCGGCGCCCACGAGAACTCGTGGGTAGAACCATGCCGGTGGCTCACTCATGTACCTCGGTCGGAGGAACTGCATATTAGTTTAGAGCGCGATGTGTTTAACCGAAACGCTCCCGCATCTCCTGATACGTCATCGGCGTGTCCTTGTGCTCCACCAGAGCCTTGGCTTGCTCTTGAAGGCTCATGTCCTTTGGCAGCTGGAGAAACTTCTCGCGCTTGAGTTCCGCTTCCAATTGAACAACGCGTGCCTGGAGGTCATTGATCTGCATCTGCATCTTGTGAAAATACTCGCGAACTACCTTATCCATTGTACTGTCCTCTTCTCCAAGCATCCGTAGATCCATTTTACCAGGACGTCTCCTTCTCCAGACGCCTGTCAAGGAGATCCTCATCCACCGGAGTCTCCACGGGCGGAGCGGTCACTTGAAACTCCAGAAAGATATGGATCGCATGGGGGCTCTCCTCATAGAAGGAGATCACATGCTTTCCACACGCAGTTGACAGGTCTTCAAGGGTATTGAACTCCGAAATGATCTCCTCAAGATCGTAAGTCTGACCGTTGTAGAGCTGCTTCTTATCCATGTCAACCAGAAGGAGCTTAGCAGTCTCAAGATTATAGAGAGCCCTGAAGAACCTGTCCTTGAGACCTGCCTTCTCAGCAACAAAGATCAATGTCTTGAGAAGGTACTTGGCGTACGCTGCATCATTCTCAATCCGAATCTTCGGGGCACTGAGAATGTACGTGATATCGGACTTAGAAAGGATCGGCATTGTGAGGTAGTTTATACTGTAGTCAATACATCCGTTTTAACCCAGAAAACTCAGCAGGAACACATTGAGCAGGTGCGAGACCACCACGGCGGCTGCACCCAGCACACCGGCACCCTGCCAGGAGACCACGCCACTCGACGTGTATGCACTGGGAATGTAGCGGAGGAGCAGGTCACGGGGAGCGGAGAGCGACAGGAGAACCGTGGCCAGGAAGAAGGAAATGTACAGAGTCAGGTTGGCCCACATCATGCGCATCATCGGAAGCGACGGCTTAAACGAAGGCGACATCTGGGTACGCGCAATGTGATCCGATCCAGACACACCGGCCATCGGCGGCATCGACTGAGGAAGCTGGGGCGAGGGCAGGAGGGCGTCAAGCGAAGTCTGGTCCTCCATTGTTTATGAAGGAGACGGGATTTCGCACGTGGCATCTTCCACGCGGTACTTGTAGCACTTGCCGTCGACCTTGACTGTCTTGGTATTGACATCATCCAGCGGAACACCCAAGACTCGGTAGCTATCGTAGTTCCGGTGAAAGAGCAGGACCGAGATACCCAGTCCAATGACAAAGGAGAAGAAGGGACTTGCACGTTCGATGGCTCGGGTAATGTCAATCATTACTTCTTGCTGAGACTTGCGAGTAGATTGAAGGAATCTGCTTCGGCTCCACACGGAACTTCAATGGCATGAGTACGGATACATCCCGTATCTGTGTGAAAAATACCCGTATCGTAGGGGGTGGGAACCGAGACCTGTTTGCGCGTAGGAGGAATCACAATACAAGCGATTAACATACCGACGATTGCACCGGCCGTGATCCACACGACTTGAAACATTATACACTAGCAACTACTTTTTGAGACTCAATGCGGCAGCCGCCGGCGTTTGAGATCCCATATACTTGAACACTGCAAGAGCGATCGGTGTTGTCACGAGTCCTGAATACGGAACCACGATAGCGACTCCTGTCAGTACGTATGCGATCGCCAAGTGTCCGGTCAAGACCAGGAGACGATACGTCACAAAAATACTAAAGGCATACAAGACCGTTGCGATCAGTGTCGTGATCCCGGTGGCTCCGGCAAGAACAGTTCCACCAAAACTTGGCATAGAAGGAAGTGAGATCGAGGGCGGTGTTCCAAACTTGACCGCCTGTCCGTCGGGAACCGCAACCGTTCTCTGAACACCCGTAGCTGTATCCGTGTAGGTTAAGGTCAAACGACGCCCCTTGACTATATTTGCTGAGGACTGCTTATCGGCGAGTTTTGCTTGAAGCATGCTGGTTTCCAACTGGTTGCTCTGATAATCAATACACTTCCTATCGGATACATTGCCACAGATCGTAGCCGCTTTTGTCTTGATGTCTGCTTTTTCTGTATCATTCAGGTTGACGCTCATGTTAGCTCCCAAAAGGTTAATTGCCGGAACAAGATTGTTATCTGCTTTTGTGTTCAAATATCCTCCAGACGCCTGCTTTTGAAGACTCTCGGTGATGTCCGTTGCAGACGATTCGTCCCCCCATGTAGCCTGGTTGATCACAATACTCATTGTTAGTTAGCAAACACGAAATTCGCGAGACCAGACGTAATCCGCAGGAAGTTGATCGCCTCAACGTATACGCCAATATTGTAAGTGTAGGCAAAGATCACATTGTCTCCGTTCGTGTTACGGACCACTGTAACAAGGCTGTCGGGAGGATACAAAGGAAGTCCAGTGACCGGATCCCGGAGCGCCTGCTGGGCTGCTGTTATGATCAGGGGGTTCGGTGAGAACACCGTCGACTTCACAACGCAGACAATCTCCTGTGTTGCAACGCCCGCAGCCGTTGCCAAGGGCTGCTGAAGTGTCGTTCGCAGAACAACCTTATTGAACATACTGCCATTGATGGCGCCACTCGGCTGGTACAAGTCATGGTTCAGTGCAAAGGAGTACATATAGACACCTGGGAGCTGAGGTGCATTTCCAGTTGTATGCTTGTACATTTGGATAAGCGAAAAGTAGGAGGTTGGCTTTATAGAAAGACGCTCCTTGCCATCAAGCAGAAGTTGTCCGTTTGCAATCGGATCACGTGGGTACACAGAGGTGATCTGTTGCTGGCCACTCGAGTAGAGGAAGGTCTGACTCTCTCTTGAGTTGGTAATAGTGGACAGGGGATCGTTGAGATTTCCATTCGTTGTAAAGGGTGCCCGGTACGGATTATCCCAGTTCGTGTAGTTATCCCAGTCATTTGTCAGAATCTTGTCAGACCTCTGCGATGACCACACAATTCGTGTGACCAGATTGAAGAATGGAATCTCGACATCGGAGTTTCCACCATACTGACCAGGACTGTTCTTATAGGTAACCGTCTTGACGAGAAATGTTTGATCAGCACTCGCAAGCTGGGCCATCTCCATCTCCGTCAAGTAGATGAAGTTACCCTCAAGGTACGGATCAGGGAAAAAGCTTGCCAGGTTGGGATTTGACGACGAACCGTTCGCATTCGGGGGGCTGAGAAACCGGCTGATCGCATCATAAGGCGCAGTTGGGGACGAGGAATTGTACGCTGTATTTGTCGGGCGAATACGCTTTCCATAGGTTGCGGTGTTAAGAGGGTTCACATCAATTACTGTGTAGAGCTCGTTGAGTGGGCGATAATAGACATTGATGAAGACATCTGAATTCTGCATAGACACCAGAGGCAAGGCCATACCCGGATTCTCGCAGAACCAGAAGTGAAGAGGGATCACCAGCTGACGAGACCGGATTGACGGTTCCGGGGTCTTCGTGTTCGGGATTCCACCGGGTTGGACCAAGGGCACAATTGCATGAGGATATTGTCCCATGCGATCATAGGCATTCGCGGGGTCGTTCAACTCAGGAACGTGTCCAACCATTTGATCGACCAGCTTCCGCTTGTTAGGATCGTGTGTCAGATAGGAGTAGAGCTTCAGCCACTCGCCTGTAAGCGTCTGAAGAAGCTGTCCATTCGCAGTAATCTCAATGCGGTCGATTAAATTGTATCCAATATTGTCAATCCATTGGAATTCATACCCGATTGCATTCGATCGCGTGTCGTATCCATCGGGCGGAGCCGTCGTGCCCAAATAGTGGAGGGGTGACCAAATATCAGGAAGAGTCAAGATCAAATAGGTATCGTGGAGTAACTGTGCATACCGGTCAATCCGACACGAAATCTTTCGTACGGACGTTGGATCAAACTCTAAGTTTGAACTCGTGAAGGTCATTCGGATTGACTCCATGGCAAAGTTTGTGTGTCGGCGATAGACCGCCCGAAAGTGCGTCATGGAGGGACTTCCATTGACAAGTTCGTTCTGTGCCCCAATTGCCACCAACTGAAGGAGTGCGCCCGGCATATTGTGTTAAAGAGGAGATTAGACTAAATAGGTCGTGGTCGAAGTGTTTGCAGGAACGCAGCATGCCGATGTATACGTTGCACCTAGCGTAGCGGGACCGACTGTATTAATACCCACACCGGCGACAAATCGGATGTATCGCTGAGCCTTGTTGCCAACGACTCCAATGTACTGGGTATTGGTCCTGCGTTTCTGGGGAGGAGGAGCCACAGCCAAAGACTTCGCAATGATCTGGCGTTTCAGTTGTGTAACATAGTCCTGGACATTATTGACCTGCATTTGTGATTTACGGAGAGAAAAGACTAACCATACAATGCGCTTTGTTCTCGTCAGCACCCACGTCGATCAGACCACCGGGTACTCGAAAGTCGTCGTCAATCTTTTGAAGCAGCTGAGCACACTGGCGCCGGCCGTGAAGACCTACCATTTCGGCTTCCAGCGTCACCCGTCGCGCGGAAACATCCGCACGGTTCCCAGTGGTGTCGTAGCCTACGACGCAGCCGCCAATGAGGACCCCAAGGAGGAGGGCTTTGGCTTCAACAAGATCCACGAGTATCTGGAGATGGTCAATCCGGACGTGGTGATGATCTACAATGACCCGCTGATTATTCACCGATTTGTGGAGGCCATGAAGTTTGACAAGGAGACGTCGAAGTACAAGCTCTGGGTCTACGTGGATCAGGTCTACGAGGGAATTGCGCCGCCGTTGGTTGAGACCATCACCAAGAATGCTCACCGTGTCTACTGCTTCACAAAGTACTGGGCTGACGTGTACTCCAAGTATGCTGCCTTTCCTGATGTTCGTGTCCTCGAGAATGCGGTGGATACAACGATGTTCTCTAAGCTCCCGGATGGAGCCAGGACTTCAATTCGCGCGACACTCAACATTGAACAGGAGGCTGTCCTCTTTGTGAATGCGAACCGCAACAGCCAGCGCAAGCGTCACGATCTGGCTATCATGGGATTTGTCGAACTGCTCACGCGTAACCCGGAGAAGCCGTACTACTACATCATCGTGACTGGAATGAACGGACAGCAGGGAGCCTACTACGATCTCAATCGGATCTTTGCGACCGAGCTCGAGCGACAGGGACTCGATCTGCCGACGTACTCAAAGCGCCTTCTTCTCGTGGATACGTCAGCGAAGGCGGTTCCGGATTCTTCGATCAATGAGATCTACAATGCCGCCGACATTGGCGTGAATACGTCAGATGGTGAGGGATTTGGTCTGTGCCAGATTGAGCATCTCTACACGGGTGCCCCCCAGATTGTTACGGACATCGGAACCTACCGTACGTTCATGGATGAGAAGGTCTGCGCATTCGTCAATCCCGTTGACCGTTGCTACTTTTCCGGCACGATGCCGCTTGGTCTCTGGGCGCCGACGTTTGACTACAAGGAGCTCACAACTCAGATGGAGATGATGATTGCGGACCTTCCCAAGTACAAGAAGGCTGCTATGAAGCATCCGTTCAAGACGTGGAGTGATGTCTGTGCTTCGTGGCTGGCGGACGTTAAAGCAGAAACCGGATCGAAGTAGGGCTTACCAGCGTCCCCATGCGGAGGAGACGCTGGTGATCATCCCAAGCGGGGCCGTCAAAGACTTCCTTGGAATCAGGGTCGATCATCAGTGAGATCCCCTTGACCAATACCTTCTGCAACCGACGATGCTTTTTGGATGTGTTGCGGATCACAGTCGCATCCAACTCTTCATCCTTGATATTCGGTCTGAATGCCAGATCTTCGCTGGTAGATGTCGTATCGAACCGCATACAAGACACCTGGGGGCGCTCACGAGAGTGGAGCTTCCGGTGAATCTCGCAATCCACCGCCGATTCCTTCAATAACAACGCCATGCGCTGACCAATGCGTTCCTTTTCGAAAGCCGTTTCGTAAAGGTATTCATCTGTTGACATGAACGTTTCAACCGGATCTCCCTCGTACCGCTTCATCGTCATATCTGCCCGACGGATGGCCACAATGTTCGGGTACTCTGCCGACTTCATCTGGCTCTCCGTAAACACCGAGACGTAGAAGGACACTTTCACCGTCCGTTCATCGAGCGGCAGGGTTGCGTGAGAGCAAATACGGATGGCGCGACCAATGACCTGATCGTGACGTGCGGGAGTCCAGTGCGGCTCCATGATGTGGACGTGACGCACATTGTTGAGCGTGATACCCTCCGCACCCGACGCAGAGGCCATGAGAATGTGGAGGATCTTCTTGCCCCGCTTCTCTACACTCTCCTTCAGGGACGCCGGAAAGTTCTTGGAATAGACGCCGTTGAAGATCTGGCGCATCAGATCACGTTCTTCCTCCTTTTCCTCGCCAGTGTAAAAAGTGTACGCCGGCTTATCCGACATCTCTGGATCCTCAATCCACTGATTCGCAGACCGAGCCAGTTTGTAGGGTTGCCATCCAGCCTCCTCCAGAACAGCCGAGAAGACGCCCAATCCTTCCAGCGACCGATACTGAGAATAGATGAACTGATTGCCGTCCTTGGATTCCTTGATGTTCTTCAACATCCGGAGCATCTTGGGACTGAAGTTCTCGAGGGCCTTCTCTGAGAGGTAGCGCTTGGGATCTGCCTTCAGCTTTGCAAGGATCTCATCGGATGTCGCATTCGGAGGTTTGGTCTCCGAAAGTCCCTCGGTCTCCTCGCCCTTCTTCAGCTCCATCGGGGTCGCGTAGTCGCAGATCAGACGGGTCGGTACACGGAAGGTACTCAGGTTCTCATTCAGCTTACTCTTGCCTCGCTTGGAATCAATCTTCATCTCAATCCAACGGACCTCCAGGTAGCGAGTGAATTGTCCCTCGGACATTTCCACCTTTTCCAGCGTCTTCTCCAGATCAATTCGCTTGGGCAGGAGGCGTTCATCGGCACCCTTGAAGTACGAGACCAATCCCTGGATACGGCGGCGGAACAGCATGGGGTTCTTCACGTTGAGGCCATCAATGAACAGTTTGGTAAATTCATCGTAATCGGTCGGCAGACACTGAAAGTCTTCCGCAGATACCTTCTCGGTGGCGATTTCACCACCGCCGACTTCGATTTCAATCTTAGACTTGATGGAGGCCACCCAATCAGCCGCTTGGGGAATAAAGACCATGTCCTTCATGTACTGAATCGCAGTCCGGTCACCTTCACCGTTGTACGTCGACCGGAACTGAGGGGGATTGCGTGTGACCATCACGTACTTCTTGAGAGCATTGAACTCGATCGTATCGACCTCCGGGATCGCACGGAACGCCTTGGTGATCTTCTCCTCATCCCAGGTGGGAATGGTCTTGAAAGGGATCACAATGCGCTCGATAGGTCCTCGCAGCAGGTTCATCATGAACGCAATCTCCGTGGGATTGTTGATAATGGGAGTTCCAGACAGAAGCACGATCTTGCACCGGTTCGCGTGGTAAATCGCATCGTACAGCTTCCCTGTGATTTCAGACTCGTTAATGACACGGGAGATGAAGTTGTGGGCCTCGTCAATGATCACAACCGAATCATCGTACATGCCCTCCTTGGTATGGTCGGCAATACTGGACCGCGTCAGACCGTTGTAGCGAACAAAATTGAAGCGCTGATTCAGGACATCCTTGATCTGCTCTCGGATCGCAGCCTTATCCGCTGTGGCCAGACTTTCAAAGTTGGGCGTCTCACTGGGCGTGGTGACGTAGAACTTCTTGTGCTTGTCCATGAACTTGTCCGAGATGCCCAGCTTCTTTCCATCCGGACGCGTGTCGTCATTGACCGTCCGAGACACCCAGTGGTTCTCAACGGCATAGACCGGGTCACCGCACTTCTGCAGCTCCTCTCGAAAGTTGGGCTCAAGAGACGCAGGTACCATGACATAGACCTTGTTGGTGCTCAGCAGGGACTCTGCGACTGCGATGGCCGAACACGTCTTTCCAGATCCAAGACCGTGGTACACCAGCAGCCCACGATACGGCGTTTCAATTTTTAAGTAGTCGCGAATGATCTTCTGGTACGGAAACAGCTCCCGTCCGGTGCCCGTGCGTTGAAGACACAGATCTACATTCTTATCTTCCTCATCGAGCGGGTCCTTGTCCTTGGCTCGGTAATCAGCCTTAATGAAGAGACGGGTGATGGCATCTGAGAACGCCTTCCGGTTGGGTAGCACGTACTCCGTCATTGTGTTTGGTGCCGAACTTTTTACGGTACTTCATACAATGGATCTGACACGAAAAAATCACCGTATGTGGATGGTGACAATTTATCTCTTTTTAATGGCGGCATTCCTCTACCTGAAACCGTCCGTCGCCTTTGGGCGTGAAGGACGGATCCGCCCGTTTGGGGCTACGGATCGGGAAGCCACCGTCTTCCCTGTGTGGTGGTGGGTGTTTATGATTAGCGTTCTTGCCTATTGTATCACCGTGTATCTTGCTGGATTCCGCTTCACGTCCTTCTGAGGTAATTGTAGTAGGATGCTACAATCGGAATGTACTCGTGATCCTGGTGAAATCGCAGGTAAATGTCCTCAATGAACAGACCATCCGCCTTGTAGTCATCTTCCTTCCAAGGTTGAGTCATGCGTACATCGACTACGTACTGCGCTGTATCAATCTTCTGCAGACGGGGTGTATCGCCCTTGAAAATGGCACCCGGCGTTGACACGAACTCATCCCAGCGCTGCTGATCAAAAGTATAGAACTTACCCTCCGTAAACCGAGGTACAAGGTTCCAAAACTCAGGGTGAACGAGATTGTCGTCGTCTAAAAAGTAGACCATCCCCCACTTGACCCGTGCAAGCGCAACGTTTCGCTGACTGTTTCCTGAGCAGGTTCCCGGGGGGCTCATGTGACCGAGTTCGAGAATCTTCGGGTGCTCAAAGACAGGGGAAAAGGAACCTCCCGTCTGTGTTGTGTCATGAACGATGATCCATTGGTCGATCAGGTCAATGTCAATGGACCTGCGAAGAAACTCTAGGTTCAGTGGGCGGACGCATGGGGTAATCAATGTAAGCATTGTTTCAACAAACGGGTTGTGTTTAGACAGTTTCAAAGGTTTCCACGACTGATCGCAGTTCTTGAATCATTGCGAGTCGCTGGACGTGATGCGGTCTCACATGGTGTTCACATTCGTCAAACGTCTTCCATGCAATTCCCGAGATCTCTCGGCGCTGCATAGGAGTAAATCGCTGGGTCAGATTGATCATCTCTGAATGTTTCATCAGCGCCACAAAGTAGATGTGGCGATACACAATGCCGTTTAGTCCCTCAAAGGTCTCCTCCAACCGGATGTTTTTTAACACGATATACGCATCGCGAGGAACGTTGGTCTCCTCGTTGAATTCCCGTATCGCGCAGTCGACATCACTTTCACCACGGATTCGGCGACCTTTCGGGAATCCCCACTCGGGCTCATCGTATGCAGACGGATTGTTTGCAACCAGCGTCGAACGATCAAGCTGATTGAATTTAGTTTGAGAGGGTAGGTAATCTCCATTCAAATGTTCATCTCCCCAGATCGATTTCCAAATTACGTCAAAGGGGCTGTCGGCAACCATTTGCTGTTCGTTCCGCGTCATGTTTCCGATCAGCCGTCCAACATACTCGATGTTGTCCGGATCGTACTTTCCGCGCATAAACTCAGCAAAACTCATGCTGTCCTTTCTCCGTATCATTAGCAGTCGTGCAGTCGCTGATTGAGTTGGTAAGTGCACGCTTTCCGTTAAGATAAGTCCACACGAAAGGACCGGTTCCATACACGACCGAAACAGGTGACCTCTCGCTCCGCAGTTGTTGCAGTACATTACTGGTTGTCCTCTTGGTACGGTTTCTATCCGTTTTTCCATTGTGTCTTACCGCAACTTCCTTTGTAAGTGATAGATAAATGTCGTCCCTGGCCGCAAATCCGGTGGCTTCATCGGGATTTAACGGTATGAGTGTTATCATGAAGTCTCTGGTGGTGATAATTGGACTTGTTATCGTTATACTGGCTGCACTGTTCATCTACAATGTGGTTGCTGTTTCGACTGGCAAGAAGCCGACGACACTTCTCGGAGCACCCACCGTTCCGGATCAGATGCCTTTGCCCGTAGATGGCAAGACAAAGACCACCATTTCAGGATCCAGTGCACCGATCACACAGGGTGCTGATAATAGCGTTCAGTTCTGGATGTATATCAAGGACTGGGACTACGAATTTGGCAAGAAGAAGAGCATCCTGTATCGTAAGGATTCGACGACACCCGCGTTTCGGAACCCCGATATCTCCCTTCATCCGACAGACAACAGTATTGATGTGAAGGTCTCTATCTACCCGGGTGATCAGAGCTCTACCTCCTCGACCGGTGATAGCTTCACGCTCACAGTGGAGAATGTGCCTCTTCAGTCGTGGTTTTCTGTCTCCGTAACTGTATTCCAGCGCAATCTCGACGTCTACATCAACGGAAAGCTGGTGAAGTCTGCGGTTCTTCCTGGAGTTCCTCGTCCGGCGGCCGGAGATATCATTGTGGCCGACGGAGGTGGCTTCTCGGGTCAGATCTGCAACGTACACGCATACCCGAATATGATTGGTCCGTCGGATGCAGCTGCATTCTTCACGGCGGGAACCAACTGTGCCTCCTATGCTACATCGCCCTCGTCATCCGAGACAACCACCGACGGTAACTCTAAGCTGACTCTCTTCGGATACACCTTTACATTCGGAATCCGTGATGCTGTTTCGGGTAAGGTGATCTCGGAATCTTCTGTCTAATCTACAATGAAGATCTTGCTCAAGTGTCCAACCCGGTCTCGTCCCGCTCAGTTTCTGTCTGTTCTTCAGAAATATGTGAGTCTTGCCAGCCGACCGGACCTGCTCGGTGTTTGTGTATCCTGCGATCTAGATGACACGACCATGAGACCTGCAAATATTCAACATTCGATTAAGAATATTACCTACATGACTTCGTGGTGTGACATCTACTACGGAAGTAGCACCACAAAGATTGAAGCAGTCAATGCGGATATGGTATCCATCCCATGGGAGTGGGATATTGTGATTCTCGTGTCCGATGATATGGTTCCTCAAGTGAAGGGATACGACGATATCATCCGGAATCATATGGTTACCCAGTATCCCGATACGAACGGTATCGTGTGGGTGAACGATGGAACACAGGGTTCGAAGTTAAATACGATTACGATTATGGGACGGGTCATGTACAACTCCTTTGGATATCTGTACCATCCAGCCTACAAGAGCCTTTTTTGTGATACAGAATTTACGGATCTATGCAAGGGGTCACTTGCATCCAAGACCACCTACATTTCGCAGGTACTGATTCGACACGAACATCCCGGAACTGGATTTCCCGAAAAACACGACCAACTCTATTTGAAGAATCAGACCTACTGGAGCGCGGATATGTATACCTATATACGCCGGAAGTCATATGAGTATGACTGGAGCATTCTGATTGCGACCATCACGGGTCGTGAACAGTCTCTCCAAACTCTGTTAGATGCAATCAACGAGAAACGCGCGAGGATTTGTCCCGATCTCAAAATTGAAATTTCAATTTCCTTGGACAATCGCGAAAAGAAGATCGGTACGAAGCGACAAGAACTCCTTCAGGGTGCCAAAGGAAAGTACGCATCCTTCGTGGATGACGATGACATGATCACCGATGCGTATTTTGAAGATGCTCTGCAAACGATCAAAGGTGAGTTTCACTGCTGCAGATTACGTGGTCAGATGAACCAATACACATTCACACATAGCATTGACAACCGCTTGGATATGCCGATGTGTGTTGGCGATGTCTTCATTCGCCCCCCAAATCACTTGAACATTGTGATGACAGGAGTTGGACAGTTGATCCCGTTTGGCAGTGCAACGCGGGGCGAAGATCTTGATTGGGCGATTCGCCTAGCAAAGACCGGGTGGTTACGAACTGAATATCAATCCGACCACGCACGTATTCACTACATTTACAATCTTGGAGACCGAAAAGTCAATCCAGAAACAGCCGAGATTCAGCGGAAAATTAACTACGAAACAATGCTGGACCTAGTTTGGTTGGATGGAGGTGCAGCCCGAGTTATCCCGAAACCCGATGGTCGAAAGAGTGGCATTCGTTTCACTTCTAAGGGCTTTGTTTCTAAGTAAAGTGTAATGGGTGCTTTTGAAATAGTAGGCGCACTGCTTGCACTTGCCCTTATTGGTACCATCATCTGGCAGGTCGTCTCCTCGCGAAAGGCGAAGAGTGATGCTGTGGACATCATGCCCGGATCGATGTCTGGAAAGGAACTGAAGACATATTCCACGAGCCTCCCTCGGTCGGTGAATCAGAAAGAAGGTGCTACGTTTACCTACACAGGCTGGATCCTCGTCAAGGATTTTACCCACAACTACGGACGAAAGCGGTTGATCTTCTCCAAGGGAGAGTGCCCGGGACTCTATCTGGACACGACATCTAACTCGCTGCTGCTCTCTATCAAAACATTCGGAGACGCCCAGGAAACGATCTTGATCGCAAATATCCCGGCAGCCAAGTGGATTCATTTCGCGGTTGTCGTGGATCAGGATTCAGTCGATGTCTACATCAATGGAATCATTCGCCAACACCACACCCTGCTTCAGTTACCCAAGCAGAATGATGATCCTTTGACAATGGGTGCCACAGCTGCGGCAGGATGGGACGGTGTTCTTGCAAATCTCCAATACACTCCGCGTTCGTTGTCAGCAGGCGAAGTGGCTGCGATGACGACGGACGTTCCGAAGGATGACCTGACAATCAAGCCGTCGGCCGGCCAGTACTTTGACATGAGCTGGTACATAGGACGAACTTAAATCTTGACACGTTATAATGAGTGCCGGCGGTCAAAATAGTACCACGCTTTCGGGTGTCCAGGGAATGCGCCTTCGCGAAACATCGGATGTCGTGGCACAAATCCGTGTGCGTCAAGTGTACCAGCTTTTCAACGCAACCACGCCGACAGCCATCCGTCCCCGTATCCCTAACGGAAACAACGTGTACCTCCAGTTTCTTCAGGGCACCAAGGAGGTCTCATCGAACGTAAACGGATATGCATCCTGTACTACATGCGCTGGACTGGCGTACAATGGAAAGGGCCTGGTTCTCACGTGGAAGAACGGGAACTATCCTCCTGTTTAAGCTTCTCAAGTGCCGACTTTGCCTTCTTCTTCGACTGTTCATCATTCGGGTTGTACGTAAAAAAGTACTCCAAGTAGTCTACCGAAGACTTATCTTTTCCAAGATCCGTGTACAACTTTGCCTTGTTCCTCTTCATGTCAATCAATGTCTCTTGCTCCCCAATGCATTCCTTGGGGGTCAAGATACTAAAGCGCCGCGCCGGTTTGGAGTTTGCAAGATCCACGAGCCGCTGCGCGATACACAACACACTCGCGATGTTCTCTTCATCTGCTCCCGAGTACATGTAGGCAAAGAAGAACTGAAGTGTCGTCGGGATACTCGCCACTCGGACACCGTTCGGCATTTCGTGGTAGCTATGGCAAGCCGTTGTCTCATAGAACCGGAATAAAGACTTCTTGCCGTCCTTGTCCATCACCATTGTGCGTCGAGGCAGGATATCATTCTCCTCGTGAACAACAACCTCGGTTCCCTTTGTCAGGCGCTCAATGGTTTCACGCTCAGCAAGAAGGCCGATGGGTGTTGTCCATTTCTGACCCAGATGAATCTCTGCAGCACTCACACTCAGGAGAACAACCGGCTCATTCTTCAACATCTTGATCACGCCCCGTTGTTGGGCGTTTGTCAGGTGATCGTGACTGCGACCGTCGGCACGCTTACAAGTGACCGGGTGCGCCTTGTTCAGCAGCTGAAGGCGAGTATAGACCTTCTCCCACCGAGACACATCGCCACGGGGACGGCTGAGCTCGAGATACATGGACATTCGGAGGAAGTTCGGGGGTACATAGTGGATTCCGTTGCGCTCGATCGACTGCGACCACAAGCGATCAAAGATTTCGGGTGTCAAGCTAGTGATGTCCGCAACACCTGTGAAATCGGCAAAGACCTTGAACGTTCCCAAATGCATACCCGGCTTGACCTCCACCTCCTTGATACCGCTACGCTTGAGCTGATTCGCGATCATGACCGAGTGGGCCTGGGGCGTCTTGCTGAAGAAATCGTAGTCCGGCACCTCCACCTTCGGGTCGTAGAAACGATCTTTCTTGGGCAGAAGGTTGTTGATGGCCGTACCACCGTAACAAAGTACTGGATGTGTCTTGAGAAATGTCTCGACAATCCCGAGACTTGTCTTAGTTAAAGGGTCTGAGGCGGCCTCCCGGTTGTTTTCGTCTTCAAGATCTTCGACTATCTTGGTGATGTCCTCCATTAAAAATGGATGTGACTTTGTTTTTATCTTGGGAAGCAGCAAGAATGCCACCCAGCAAGTACAATCTTCGTAACCGCAAGGTCCCCGTCGTGTGGGTGGACGACGACACTCTCAAGACCAAGGCAGAGGAGGATGACTCTTCCGACTCCGACTACGAGGCCGGCGACGAGTCCGAAGAGGAAGACGAGGAGGACGAGACCGAAGAAACTGAGGACGAAGAGGAGTCCGAGGAGGAGGAATCCGTCCTCAAGCTCCCCAAGGGTGCCAAGGTGTCTGTCAAGCTTCATATCCACCACATCGCCGGAGGTAAGGCTGGCACTCGCATCGACATCGAAGAGGAGGAGTCTGAGTCAGAGTCCGAGGAGGAGTTCATCGCCCACCTCATGGACAAGTATGTTCGGCCTGGAAAGGGAGGCATGGTGCCTAGTCACAAGGACCGTAAGGGACGGCGTGAGGAGACAGACTCGCCCGCCCTGTCGCTGAATGCCGAGGAGGAAGATTACTACGAGGATCTGTCCAAGTCCAAGCGGAAGAAGTTGAATGAGCAGATGAAGGGTCTTGCCAAGCTAGTGTCAGATGGTGAGGTCCCCTACAAGTTCCGTGTGCTCGGACTCCCGATCCCGGATCAGCTCAAGGCCACGGTGATCCGCAAGATTGACATCCTGAATGAGATGGATGCGGATGGCGGTGAGGTTCACAAGCTCAAGACGTGGGTCGACGGCTTTCTCCGGATCCCGTTCGGCAAGGTGGTTCCGCTCCCGGTCAACTTTGCCGAGGATCGTGCGGGATGCTCCAAGTTCCTTGCGGATACGCAGACCACGATGGACAAGGCGGTCTACGGCATGGATCCCGCCAAGGCCCAGGTGATGCAGATCGTGGCCCAGTGGATCGCCAACCCCACCTCCGTGGGCAACGTGATCGCCCTCAAGGGCCCGATGGGTGTGGGCAAGACGTCCTTTGCTCGTCACGGTGTTGCCGAGGTTCTCAAGCGCCCCTTCGAGTTCTTCTCGCTGGGTGGCGCGTCGGACTCGGCGAACTTCGTGGGTCACTCCTACACCTACGAGGGTGCGACCTGGGGTCGTATTGCCGACGCCATCATGTCGGCTCGGTGCATGAATCCGGTGATTTACTTTGACGAGCTGGACAAGGTCTCTACGACGGCACACGGCGAAGAGATCATCTCCATGCTGATCCATTTGACGGACCGGTCGCAGAACTCGCACTTCCACGACCGCTACTTTGCGGGAGTTGACTTTGATTTGAGTCAGTGCCTGTTTGTGTTCTCGTTCAATGACGAGACCAAGATCCACCCGATCTTGAAGGACCGTATGCAGGTTATCAACTGCTCGGGCTACACGGCGACGGACAAGAAGGCCATCCTGACCCAGTATGTCTGGCCGCAGATCCTGGATCGCCTGAACATGAAGGACGATCTGAAGATCACAGAGGAGGCGGTCAAGTTCCTGATCTCAGAGTACTCGAGCGAAGAGGAGGGTGTGCGTGTCCTGATCCGGGCGGTGGAGACGCTGGTGACCCGTATCAATCTCCTGCGGATTGCTGATGAGAAGACAGCAAAGAGCTACCCATTCTACAAGGCCGTCAAGCTCCCGATGACCATCACGCCGGAGGATGTCAAGGGAATCCTGGTGGAGACCAAGGTGGTGAACGAGTCGTGGCGTCACCTTTACACTTGAGTAAATTCGTGGTAGGGTTTGCCATCCTTGTAAAGAACCACATTCCCACAGAACTCGTCGTTCACAACCGGGTGCTCAATCACCCAAACTTTTTCAGTTGGATCGTTCAATACTCCGCTGGGCACATGAGAGAAGACGACAAAGTTATCACGGACCAAGGGATAGACAAAGTGCTCGAGAATGGTTGTATCCATCGTGTATCTATCGGGACTGGCTGTA